CTTACCTTCGGTTTCATCCGTGGCTGGCTTCTCTTCTATGACGAATCTCTCGTCTGTAGCTACAGGCAGAAGATGAGTACACTCGCCATCCTGCTCCTGCTTCGCAGATTCCCCGTCCATGGCTACAGCACCTATCTGGGCAAGAATCTGATTGAAGTTGATGAGACTGCCGAATACCATGATATCCTGCATCCAGAGCAGGAAATTGCCGTCCTTGAACTGGGTACGGTCATTCTCAAGGTGCAGGAACTCTGCTACCTTGCGGTTCGCTTTTACATATTTTTCCATAGTTATACTGATAATTGAAAATTTTCTGAAAATTAATGAAACACGATAGCCTTTCCGTCGCCGTCTGTTATCACCTTTCCGTCTCCGTCTGCCAGCAGAGCCAGCGGATTGAGGATTACCGGGTCTATCTGCAGGATACCTCCAAGCTTGGCATCCATCAGGTCTGTGGGGATGGTAGGGTTGAGCCCGTGCCCCTGCTGGACGAAGTCTATCGCCTTCGTATGACTGTTGGTGCCGAAATACCATATCGGGAGGATATCCTTGGTAGGATTAGGAATCTCGCCCACATTATCATATATGTAGGCTCTCGGATTGAAGTTCCTGGTTCCCGGCTGCAGAGTATCTATCGTGTCCAGGATCTCAACATCTACAGGTGGAACTCTTCTCGCTATGGTGATCACCTTGGAAGGAGAGGCATCTGTGAGCTGCACGGCAGATGGATTGCCGGCTGCGCTGTATTTCGCCCTGCATCTTATCGTAATCTGCTCGCCCATCAGGGAGCGGTCCAGGGTGGCAGTGGTCCCGTCTGAGGATATCTTCAGCTCCAGGTCGTCTGCCGTCACCGCCGTGAAGTATCCGCTGCTGCGGGCTATCTCCCACACGAAGGCCCGCTTGCCGGCGCTGCATTCCTCTGTTCCGAGACGGAGAGATGCCGTGATGGTCTGCTTGTCCTCATCACGGGTCGGGTTATAATAACTGCTTCCGCCAGAAAGCTGGAGCACCGGAATGTAATGCGTCGCATTACGGCATGTAATAGAGACGTCTTCTACAATATTATATATCTGTCCGGTTCTGGGATCCATATACGTTGCCTTGAACCTGAGGAGAATGGGTTTCTGCGGTGCGGCATTTACATACCAGAGCAGCTTGCCGTTCTCGTCTCCACTCGTAGTGATCACATATTTCCCTGCTGTGTTCACCAGAGCTGTCTTCTCTTCCACTCCGTCTATAACCCTGCGCCAGCTCACGTCGGTAAGCTGAGCATTGACGCTGCCGTTCGTCAGTATCAGGTCTCTGTCGATGATGCCGACTATCGGCTTGATGCAGACCGGCACGAGAGAATAGTCCGGCGAAAACTCTCCCGAGTCGGCATCGTAGGTCTGCTCGTTCGGAACGCCACCTCCCAGCGTCACCGATTTATTGACCTGCAAAGGCTGGTACTTGAAATCAAATCTTATCTGTTTCATGATGATATTTTTTATGGTTTCATATAATCTAAGGATACGGATTGCCTGTCAGCTTCATAGCCCATGCCGTCCCTCAGGATGACGGTGGCGGTGAAACTGATCTTCTTCGGTACGCCATCACTGTCCAGCGAGAGGTCGTCCTGTGTCAGGACGATAGACTTGCCTGCACCTCCCCGCTTCTCAGCCCAGACGGTGTCCGAAATCACGCGCTGCACCCCCTGCGAGTTCTCCGTATATCGGGTCCAGGCAACGTCCGTGTCGAGGATGTCATCCGTAATATCCTGCCCGTACAGGGTTGCCACGATGGTGAGCGGGGCGATGAAGTTGTCGAAGTCGTAGATGGCTTCCGCTTCCCGGAAATCCACGGTGAACGCAGGATTTCCTTCTATCATCGCCCAGTCTGTATTGTTCCATCTCGGTTCCGTATGGGTTCCCGTCTTCTGGCATCTCCACTTGCAGCCGGTGTACCATACGTCTGATGTTTCATATTTGCCGGTTTCAGCGTTCAGCGATGCACAGTAATACTGGGCAGTCTTGCTGAACTGACCTCTATCCACGTAAGTAACCACCGGCTTGCCCTGATAGTCTATCTGTATAATGTCCTGGGTGATGATGCCGGCAGCATACATATAGTCCCGGCCCTTCATCAGTGGCAGGCCCATCTCTTTCAGGAAGGATGGCATATCTCCGAACACCATACCGTAGTTCCAGTTCTCCCGGATAGGTTTGGTCACTCCCGTAAGCTTCACGATCCTGCCTTCAGAACTCGACAGATAGAAGCATGTCTGGAGACTCTCGTCCGTCTGATTTCCCCATCTTGCGATATTCATGAGTTCGCAGGGAGGGAAGTTCTTTCCGGCAGGAACCTCGCTGTCCGGATACAGAGATACCTCTATATAGTTGGTCGCGGCATTCACACTGTTCACACGCATCCACGAGGTGTAATAGAGAGCTTCCGTGCCTTCCACTGCTGCAGTGGCGAGATTGTTGACGATACCCTTGAGTACGTTGTTTACGTGCTGGGCTGTGAAATAGCCTTTGTATTTCTGGCGAAGATGGAGTCCGTAGCAGTTGTCTCCCAGGTAGCTGACACTCTCTATGGTGTCGCTCTCCGTGAAGAGCTGGTCTCCCTCCAGTGCTGTCAGGCGGTTCACGATCAGCTCCATCACCTTCATGTACGAGCGTACGGTGATGCTCTCCACCTCAGCATTGCCAAGGGCATCAATCTGTGCACCCTTTCCGCCATTGATTCCTGATACGAAGTCGCCAAACGTAGCACCTTCGGCAAACCGGATCAGCTTCTCTGCCACATCGGCAATATCCTTGCGGAGAATCTTCCTGCTAGCCTTGCCGTTTTCTGAAAAATCATCGGTTTCATCGGCAAAACCTGCCTTTATCTTCTTGTCCAGGAAGTGGAGATAGCCGTTGAATTCAGACAGTGCATCCAGCACCTCCATATTATTGTGGCGGTGGCCTACTCCACCTCCTCCAGAATAGGAGTCCGACAGATTTCCCACCAGACTTTCCAGGATGGCTGCCAGTGTGGTAACACCCCATTCTTCCGAATAAGGACTCTGCACTGGGAAGAGAGCCCCGCTACTAAGCGTCAGTCTTGAGCATTCAACTAAGCGCGGGGCGATAGTAAAATTTCCCAGATCCGGAAGCTGGATATCCAGCTGCTTAAAGCTTCCTGCTTCCGAGCGTGAAATATTCAGATACGGACGGGCATCTGAATATTTGTAGGTGAAGGTATAGTCTGAAGGCAGTTCCTTCGCCTCGTAGTTCACATCGCTCTCGATAACGGTTATCTTCCTGAGAGCATTGCCATGGTAAACATACTTGCCCAGAGACGGGAAGAAATCGAGTAACCATTGGCGCTCTTTCTTATCCAGGAACCCGGTATTTTTCTTAAACTTCCGGGTGGTATCTACGCGGTACTCTTCGGAATCTTCCTCTATTTCTGCCACATTATGTGTATGTTCTGCAGTATTTTCGCTGTTGCCGTAAGCACGGAAACAGTCTATACCTCCCAGCGAATTCTCGAACAGGAACCATTCTTCTTCCTCGCTCTTCATGCCACCGGCAAAGTATTGCTGTACGTAGGTAACCCGCTCTCCAGCCTGCTCTACCCAGACTTCGTAAACATGTGGCAGAATATCGTCGCCTAATAGTTTGGCGATGATGGCGTATTGTACCGGAACAGTATATACCTTTCCTGCCTCCAGGCTTGCCAGCGTCAACACCTTCTCTTCGTAGCCGTGTCCGGTCGATATATATGCCTTACACTTTACCTCGCTAGCTTCAGCTGCATAGTAAGTGAGAAATTCCGGAGAGTAATAGGTTACCTCCTTCGTCTGCGGCTGCCAGGTGAGGAAATTGTTTTTCAGAAAATTTGCTGCCGAATCTGCCAACCGATCTACTCCGGCACGTATCACAGAGAAGGAGATTTCCTTCTTGCTGTCTTCGCTGCCAACCTCGTAAACCGTTGCCACGAAGGCTTTCATGATATTCGGCTGGATATAAGGTTCACTACTGTCCTTCACCTCGAAACTGAGCAGAGGAAGGATGATATCCTTGACGGACACCGTAATTCGGTTTTCATCATTCGGCGTATAGGTGTGCTGAACGATGTTCTGCTCTGCGCCATGGTAACGAAGGGCAAAGACCACGTCTGTCTTCGAGTCGTTGTATATCTCGAAGGCATTCATGGAGCCTACCAGGCTCAGGGCATCTGGATATAATAAAACCTGTATCATCTTAATGTTGGGTTGATTATTTATAACGCAAAATTAAGATAATACAGGTAACTTGCAAAGGACTCTCCCGCGTCCTAGATCTTCTCGCATTCCAGCCATGTCGTGGTGCAGTGGTACACCCATTTGGAGTGACGGAACATCGTCGCATGTCTGGTCTTCTGGCTTACAAACGTCTTCTGCAGACCATATTTCTGTCCCACATACTCGGCCGAAGGAAGAGGAGGATAGATGATCTTGAAGGTGCGGTCCTTGTCGTCTCCCGAATTCTCGTATTCGCTGCCCGACACCTCCACCGTCTCTTCATGGCCAACCCACCTGTAACCGCAGCTCAGGGCCGGCATCACGTCTATCATCCGCGAAGCTTCATGTATAGGGGTAGTCAGGGCGATGGTCCTGAGCTCGCTTTCCGTAGGTTCACTCTTGCCACCGAGGGTAAACTTCAGCTTGTTGAAGAAGAAGCTAACTCCCCTGATCACCACCTTGGCATAGGAAGGCAGGTTCTGCTTCTGCGACTGGGTGAGCAGCAGCTTCACCTTGAGTTCCTGGAGTGAATTCCTCAGGAGGAGGTCATACTGGCGGTAGAACATCTCGAAGATACCGTCGTCTCCATTATACACCAGGGCATAATCGAATATCTTGCGGTAGAGGGATTCCTCTGAAGCATGAGATGGCGGACCGAAGCGGTTGTCGTATTCGTAGTGGATATCGTATGCCGTAACGGTTCCGCAAGGCATCCCGTCGGTCGATACATACGGGAAGGCAAGCATCACCGGGGTAGTCACCGCTTCCTCGCTGCTCTCCGAATTATCCTCGGTGGCAACCTTCATCGATGAGTTGAGCGTGGCATAGCTGCCTATGTAGAGAAATCTGCCCATCTCCCGGCTGATGGTATCATCATCTGCCGACTGGCGGTATTTCAGCGTTCTCGTCTCCGGTATCATCTCGGGTATCTCGATATCCTGAGTGTCGGTATCTTCCTCGCCGGTATCATAGCTCTGCGAGCCCTCGCCTATCTTCGACTTCACATGATAGTTGCCCGAATATCCGTCCTTGTAGAAACAGCCGTCCACCTTGTCGAAGTAGGCACCGGTGTTCTTCGCCAGCATATCCTTCAGGTCGTCGTAGCTGTCCTCGGCATCACTGTCTGCCTGGTGCTTCGCCCGAAGCACCACCCGCTTGTAGTCAGATGCCGTCTTATAGGATAAGGTAGGCTCCTCGGTCATCTGGCGGGTGAGATCTGCTGCAGGAGCACTCTCCACCGCATCCTTCAGGAAGATGATGCTCGCCTGGTGAGTCCCCTCATCGGAGACGAACTCGCACAGGAACTTCTTGCGGAAGACAGAGAGGAAATCGGAGACGGAAACATCCGGCAGAAGGTCCTCGATGCGGATATGCCCGTTCACCATCACATCGATCACATTGTTCACCAGCACCATCTTGGTGAACGGCTCTGTCCGGGTGAAGAAGTTCTCCTGCAGATCGTAGCCGAAGTACTTGAACACCCGCTTCAGTACGTAGTTGGTTCTGATGAACGGGGAGATGTAGTAGCCTCGGGTCAGACTCACCGGTATCTCGTTTACATATTCCGTGCGGTTGAACTCGCCCTGAAACCGGTTCGACTTTCCGGCACACGTCACGAAATCGTAGGCGTCAGGAGCTGCCACATACTCGTAGCCTCCGGTGTTCTTGAATCTCCAGTACTTGGCATCCGGCAGCTTCTGCTGGTTGCCCCATCCGTTCAGGATCTTGTAGTCGTAGCCGGTATCCTTGCCCGAATCATCGGTGAGCAGCACCGGGAAGATATCGTAGTTCTCGTTTTTCCCGCCGATGAGCGACCGGCAGAAACTGATGCACTCATCGAGGGTGCTGCACCCCGGTATCATCTCGTCCTTGAAGATGCTCTTCAGCTTCACGTTCTGTATCTTCGAGTAGAAGGATCCGTCGTTGATGTAGAAGGAAGAGGAGATGTTGCCCTTGTGCTGAGCCGAGAGCACAATCTGCCTGCACTGGGCGAAATATTCCCCGTCCTCGATGCTCACGTTGGCAGCCACCATCTTCTCTCGCAGCCCGAAGGTGTCGGGATATCCCAGTATCATGCGGTTGTAGTCGCTTGCCGGAATATCCAGCGGGGTCGTCGTCTCCCCGTAGTCGTTGAAGAACGGATTGGTCCGTTCCACCTCCAGCTTGGCACCTTCGCCAAGCTGGTAGGTTTTTCCCTTATCCAGATTCGTTATTTTCATAGATCATCATTTATTTTTTGGCAAATTTCCTCGCCTGGTTTCTCAGTTCCTGCTTGGCATCAAGCTCCGTGAGCGAGATATGGGAGTGGATTCCGTTGTCGCGAAGCTCCCTGAGCAGTGCCAGGAGCTCGTCATTACTGCGTCCCGACGTAGCAATTCCCGCGTCGCGATGTGGGAATTCCTGCGTCGCGACGTAGGAATCAGCCCCACTAAGACTTGGTACGGAGCGGGTACGGAGAGGGTACGGAGCAGGTTCTATGCTGCCTCCCAGTGCCCTGCCCTGCATGGCCATCAGATATTTGCCCATATCGAAGGTGCGGATCTGTCCGGCTCGCTGGGCTGCATCCATCAGATGGATGAGCGGGGCGATGGTAGGATTTTCCAGGGCTGCATTCGATGCCACCCACTCCTTGCTTCTGCCCTTGGGACCCTCGCCCACGATGACGGTAGGATGGTCGATATACCCTCGCTTGCCGGGTGAGTATTCGGCATTGAAGTGCTTGCCGTCCTGTTCCCGCTCCACGTCGATGCGTCCACCGCTCTCCCTTCCGCTGGCTACGCGACTGCCTGCCGAAGAGGTTCCACTGGCTGATCCGTTGAGGGTCATGCGCTTCACCTTCTGGCGCTCGGCATTCGCCACGGCCAACTGGGCTGCACCCGTCACACCCATCAGGGCAGCTGCCACACTTCCGGCTATCGGACCCATCTCGCTGTATGCCTTCATGATGGAGGTGGCAGTATTCGAGATGATCTGAGCTGCCTGCATGGCGAAGTTCACGTCGGCATACTTCTTCTGTATCTTCAGCTTCTCGTTTGCCTTCTTCTTCTCCAGCTTCTCCTGCAGCTGGGTGTTACCCTCGGCAGCCTTGATCTCTGCATCATACTTGGCATCCACGTTCGCCATCTCGGCATTCTGCAATGCACCCACGGCATTGCTGAAGAGGTCGGTGTAATACTGCGCCTGCTTCATGAAGGATTCCTTCTTCATCTGCTGCACCTTCTTCTCGTATTCCTCCTGGGTGATATACTGGTTATCGAGTGCCTGCTTCAGTTGCTGTAGCTGCTGGTCATATTCGCTCTGCTGGTCGAAGCCGAGAGCCTGCCTAGCCTGCTTCTTCTTGTCGTCCTGCTGATCAAGCAGCTCTTTATGCTTGGCAGTGTATTCCTTTTCTATCTGCTTCTGGACATCCCTGTATGCCTTCTCTACCTGCACGGTGTCCTCGCCGTTCTGCTTGGCGAGGTCGAGGGCTGCCTGGTAATATCCCTTCAGAACTTCCAGTTTCTGATCGCGCTGCTGCTCCAGGGTCAGTTCCTGCTCTGTCTCGCCCTGCTCCATCACCTTGGCAAGTGCATCCTGGTAAGCCTGCTCGGCTGCCACCTGCTGGTCGAAATGTGCCTGCTCTGCCTTGCGCTGGTTGTCCTGCTGTTTCTCCTGGAGTGATTTCTTCTTCTCGGCATCCTTGATGTCGATGTTCTTCGACTGCTCGCTGTAGGAGGTCTCGATGGCGAGGATGTTGGCTGTATGCTGGGTCTTCAGCGCCTGCATGGCGAGGTCGTATTTCTCCTGGGTGGTCTGCTTCTGGGCGAGAGCCATGTTCCAGTTGTTCACGTCCTGCTGGTAATCCTGGTTGGCAGCATCGATATCAGTCTGTCGGTTTTCTGAAAACTTTTTCGATGCGATATCGTCAGGGTTCGGGGCTGATGATGTTCCGGTGGTATGACCGCCGCCCGTTTTCCCGCCACCATTGCCACCGCCGATGTTGCTGTCTGGAACCTCCGGATCCGTAGCATCCTTCACGGTCTGGTGCATGATGTCTTTGCCGTAGGCGTCTCTAATGATACCAATCTGCTTGTCGATCTGGTTGATGCCATCAGTAAGCGATTCTACTTCTGACTTGAAACGAGAGAAGGCATCCACCTGCGTGTTTCCGGTAGCACCCCATGAGGTGGTATATTGGAAGCCACGGGCATTCTTGGCATCAGCCAGACGGCTCTTCGCCTTGGTGAGCTTGATGGTAAGTCCGGCACGCTGCTCGGCAAGTCCCTGGATCTGTTTCTTGGCGCCCTGCACCTCGTAGAGCCTTACCAGGCTGCTGATGTAAGCCTTCAGTGCCTTATCCGATGCCTTGAATTTCTTGGTGGTCTGGTCGATGGTGGCATTATAGTGAGGAACTATCTTGTTAAGCGCCTCCACGGCCTTGCGTCTCTCGTCCATGGAGAGCTTTTCGTCATTGGCCACCTTGATCAGGTTCTCCAGCTTCAGTTTCTCCTCCACTACCTGCTTCTGGGCTTCTTCCTTGATGGCATTGAGCGACTTCTGTGCCTGAGTAGCTGCATCGGCTGCCTTCTTCATCTCCCATAGCTTCATGGCGAGGAGTACCACTCCCGTAGCAATCAGCCCGAAGACGCTTGCCTTCATCGTTGCATTCATGGCGGTCCAGGCATTCTTGGCAAGCGTTACCCTGCCCGTAAGCAGGTAGAAGCCCGCCTGCAGCAGCTTCAGAAGTCCGGTTCCGGTAGCACATATCACGTTCCATGTATGCTGGGCAGCAGCTGCACCCTTGGTTACAACGATATTCGTCTTGATAGCGTTGCTGGTGGCGATCGCTACAACCGTGAAGGCTGCAAGCAGGATGCCCAGCGTCTTCACCACGCCCTGATGCTTCACACACCAGGAGATGAGACTGATGGTGTTCAGCTGCATATCTGCATAGGCATCATCCCACTGTTCCTTGAGGGGAAGGATTTCGTCACCCAGAGCCTTCTGGGCATTCTGCAGTTCTACCGTCTTCTGGGCAGCCCGGTCGGCTGCACTGATATAGGTCTCTCCTGCCTCGGCAAGCTGGGTATCCACAATCTCTGCCACAGCCTTCATGAAGTCGCCCGTCTCCTTGGTCTTCTCTGAGATTTCTGCCGCAGAGATACCCAGGTTATCGAGGATCAATGGAGACTTGCGGCCGAGACCGGTCACGATGCTGTTGGTCATGTAATCTACCGACTGACCCGTCTGCTGAGCCTTCAGCTGGGCAAACTCCAGATACTTGCCCAGGTCTTCCAGCGGAATGCGGAAATCGTTAGCCTGTACGGCGGCCGTCATCAGCTGAACATCGTTTACGGTACCCTTGGTTGCCTTGCGGAGGTTGTCAAGCAACCCTTCCTGGTTCAAGCCATTGAATGCCTTGGTCACACCGTCAGCCTGCTCTGCCATCTCGAGACCGCCATTGACGAGTTCTGCGATGGAATCCTTGAACTCCCTCGCTTTTTCTCCGAAGAGCTCTGCTCCCTTGGTCAGCAGATTACCCAGAAGCACACCGTTCACGGTATCATCAGATGCGAGTTCTCCGAGACTCCTGGCATTCTGCTTCAGTTCAGAGATACGGGAATTCACGTCCATCAGGCGCTGTTCCAGTACACCATAAGCCTCCGGATTGAGCGACTTCACGGTGTTGTCCATCTCCTTCTGCAGGCTTTTCTGCTGTTTCTTCAGCTGCACCATACTCATATCCAGGATATTGATCTGGCTGGTCTGCTCGCTTATCCTGGATGTAAGGGAGCGAATCTCCTTGCTGGTCTCGGAGTACTGCTTCTTCAGGTTCCTGTAGGCTTCCGACTCTTTTCTTCCGGCTGCCTCCAGGCTGATCATCTGGCTGAGTCGTGCCTTATTCTCTGAGCGCAGCTTCTTGCTCTGCTGCTCCAGGGTGTAGATGGCTTTCTGCGCATCGGCAGTCTTCACATCTACGGTATATCGAATTTCGTCTTCCGTTAAATGTTTGTTGGCCATAACTTATGATTTTTGTGGGTTGAGTGATTTTTCCAGTTCCTGGCGGATGCAGTTCCGTACTTCATCATTGAAGCCATAGCGGAGCTTAGGAAACGTTTCGTGATACAATACGCCCCAGACTACGCGGTTATAGAGAGCCAGGTTCCTGCGCTTGAACTTGCTGATGCGGTCGTTGCGCTGGCGGTACTGCATATCCAGGAAACGGAGATAAGGAAGGATGCGCACGAAGATGGTGCGGTTCTCGCCCGAGATCTGACTGTCGAACGAGTGAGCGGAAAGCGTGGTGAGCAATCTGCCGGTACGGCGCTTATAATGATTGCGCACCACGTTCTCCTGCGTGGAGTATATCTTCAGGATGCCTTCCTGAAGAGTCTCGTGAACGAATTTCTTTTTAACAAGACTGTCTGTTACCATATTCTTTATACATTACTAATTAGCAATGCAAATATAGTAACAGACAGACAAATGGCAAAGGACTGCACCCTATCTCTTGAGGATACAGATCCGATATAGAGGATACCCTATCAAGGGTGTAAGAATAGTGCAGAAGAGAAGGTAAAGTACCCAATAGGCGGGAACCCTACTCTTAACCAGAAAAGGCATCAGTACTACCGCTATAATGGCGGAGTAGCCTTGTATATACGTTATCAGTCCCATAATCTATATATTTTAATGCGTTAATAATTCTCCGGGTGCAAAGATACACCGCTTTTTCTGAAAAACCAAATTTATGCCTAAGAAAAAAGATGGCTACCCTCACGGGCAACCACCTTCGGCAAAATTTCACAATTTATTACTAAAGCTTGTTTTATGTAACAAATAACCAAAAAAAAATCTTATTTCTTGCGATAGGCACGGAACTCCTCGTAGTCCTTCTTGCTTATCTCGAAGCAGGTGGTGATATGGGCTCTACTCAAGTCGTGAGTCTCCTTCATGCTCTCGAACAACTTCTCTATATAGTGAAGGCAGTCCATAAGCGGGAACTTGTCCCCATCTATCACCTCTACCGCAAAGTCGTACATCAGGTTTGACTCTCTGTCCTTGACAGGGATGGATGCCCTGCCGTAGTAGTACTTGCGTGGCTTCTCTCCGGTGAGAAGCTCCGTGAGCTTCCCGTGCATCTCCTTCAGCTGGGCATCGGTAATGCCCGAGATATACATGCCGTTCATGCTGAGCATGTGTTCGCGCTTTACCTCGCCAAAGTCGTTAACCTCGCACTCATCAAAGATAGGGTGCATTCTCTCCAATTCGGCAGCCTTCTTGGCTGTATCTGTATTCTGATCGTTCATAATTTGCTAGTTTAATTATTGTTGTTATTGATTGGCTTGCTTTCTCAATTCAAAAGCACCTGTTAACATTTTCTGGAGATCTTCATTGCTCCCCAAGGCTCCGAGCATCATTCTGGCGAGCACTTCATCGTCCCCCTTGCAGCCTACTACCAGTCCGCCTTCATTGTCTTTGTCACTGCTGTCGCATGTAGCCATCAGCAGGAAACCTCTTCCCTTTTCCTGATCGCCCCATTCTCTCAGCAGCTTGAAAGCTTTCTGTATGAATTCCAGCGGCTTGATATCCTCGGGAATTACAGCGTCTGTTCCCTCGCCAATTTTCGTTGCTTCTAAAGCTTTCTTATCGTTCTTCATCACTCACTCCTCCTTTCATGTCTCTTGTCCAACCTGGGCACAGGAGTCCTTCGGTGCCTTGCAAGATTTGCCCCCCCGAATTGCGGTAAGCCTCGAAAATCTTGTGGCGCTGGTTCTGAAGCTCCAGGTCCTTCATGGCATGCTCGCTCTTCACCTTCGCCATACCTGTAAGGTAGAGCTCGGTAGCCTTGCGGCGGCCGTCGCGGATGTTGCGCTCGGACGCTTCGAAGGAAAGCTTCTTGCGGGCGAACTCCTGCTCGGCTTCAAACTTACTCGCCATAAGGGCCTCATAGGCTTGGTTGGCCAAATCCTTCTGGCAGTCGCACTCCTGCTGAAGCTGCATCTTCTTGCGCACGAAGTCCTCACGCTCCTTGTTCATCAACTCGGTGTTCTCTACTAACTGACGGTGAAACTCGTCGGTGGTCATTACCTCGGCTGCTGCCTGGGTATTGATATTCTTCTCCTGATTCATAATTTATTAAATGTGTTATGCGTTAATAATTCTCTGCGTGCAAAGGTACGGATTTTCTGCCTTTGCGCAAAGGACAAACATATGAGTGATGTATGGCTATTTTCCCTCTTCTTCTACCGGGCGCCAATATACAGCGAAGGTGTTACACGCGGCGAAGCTGTCGGCATCGCTGTCTTCTGTCCAGATAAAGGGAATGCCGCCGTCGTAGCGCATGCCGTCGGCAAGCATTACGCTCTCGTGGCATGCATCGGGATTGCGGGGGTCGTGGAATCTCACCCTGGCTCCCTCCTTGAAGCCTTCAGACACCTCGAGGAACTTCCTCGACTTGAAGATGAACAGGCTTCTGCCCGCTATCTTGTATTGGAGCAGGCCGCTGATAGTCATGCTGCATACCTTCTGACTCAGTTCCATGGCCTCCTTGTCACTGAAGGTTTCTTCCGAGTTAGAACTGATCGTTGTCAGCGTGGTGTCGGGATAGAACATCTTGTATTCTGCCACGCGCTCTGCAATATCCGTTAAAACATCTATATTCTCCATACTACATCACCTCCCCGAAAAGATAACCACCAGCAATCATCACACACACGAAGCAGGCTATGCCCACCATGGTCAATGCCACCTCGCCATACGTTACCTTCTCCTCGCAGAGGTAGCTGAAGGTCTCGCTCTTGGTAGCCATGAGACGCTTGGCCTCGCGCTTGATTGCACACTTGAGGGATTTCATTCCCTCGTTCACATTCACGTGGATGCCGGCAGGCTTAACCTGCATCGCATCATTTAATAAAATAGAATTCTGCATATTGCATCATCTTATTAGCATGAGCAGCCAACTTGATTTCGTGAGAAAAGGGTGGCGGCTGCATTCCCCGTTGCTAATAAGATGATGACTTATCCGAGAGGACAAATGAAATCTTACGGTTCATGCAGCCGCCATATAGGTACACCTTTTTCCCGTTGCCGGGAAAATGATACTCTTGGGCATAAAAAAAGCCTGCGGCTGAGAAGCCATAGGCGAAACGGTCGCCCTGCCGGATAGTTTACTATCATCTTATTAGCGGTGGCAAAGGTAAGAAGAAAATCTGAAACCGCCAAATATTTTGCGGGAAAAATTCTCACGATGAGAATAATTAACATAAAAACATGCTGTAGAGCATAAAATCGGGGTGATTCGGGGAATTATTCGGAATCAATCGGAATCAATCGGAACGAAAAAGCCCCCGATGCATCTCGCACCAGGGGCTCAAGAGTTCATTTAATTTTTATGAAGTACAACCGTTAGAATACGGTTGCTTGTAAATCCGCTTTTATACTGCTCATGCAAGCGTTGAGTCGCTGGTATGTTTTTTCTCCAGCAGTCTTGACTCCACTTACATACTGCCGCATGAGCGATGGGTTGATGCCCGCACGTCTGGCAATCTCCGTAGCGTTGAGGAACGAAAACTCCTTGAAGAAGGCTTGCACGTCATACTTGAAGGTGAATGTCAAGCCCTGTAAGTCCTTGTTGTCAGGATCATCATCCCTGCATTCCTGAAGAGCTTTCATGAAATCAGCCTTTGCCTCCTCAGCGGTAGCCCCATCGCCATCGATGACACCATAATTACCCAATGGCTCATCATTGTAACAAGAGTAACCGCCATCACCATACTCCAAAATCAATACTACGTTTTTTGCCATATTTCATTTAAGTTTAAATTCTCTATAAAAAGAGTCCCCAACATATTTTTCTATAGAAAACAACCCCTTGTAAGGTTAAGGGCAGTTGCCCGGACTTATTGTCCGAGCAACGTCTTTTTAATGCGTCTAAGCAACCCTGGTCTAACCTCATGGCTACCATGTCTTGGAACTCTGATTTTCATCTGAGTCTTAGGACTGAACCACTCATCGTGTTCTGCGCCATGTCGAGTGACAAAGCATCCCGCTTTCGTCAACTCGTTGTACAATTGATTATACTTCATATAAAATTAATATGTTAAAGAACTCTTTGTCTGAAAGACACTGCAAAGGTAGCTAAAAAGCTATAAACTACCAAATATTTAGGTAGCTTTTTTGCTACATTAACTAAACTTTAACATTAATGGGCGCAAAATCCCCATTTATTCTTCAGAAAAGCGTATCTTTGCAGAAAAGATATGTTTCACCTATTTATATATATAAGGTATGGAAAAGATAATAAGTAACAAGGCAGCCTCCTTTGCCAGCATGAAGCTTGCCAGATATGCGCTGGAACGGGCAGACCTGAGAGCCAGCAGCATCCTGGAACAGTATCGCAAGTCAACCGACCGCAACTATACGCTGGCAGGTTTCATCATGACGGTGTTCATGGCACTCACGGCTTTCCTCGCCACGGAAAAGATGACCCTGATGCTGATGGCCATCACACTCCCTCTATGGGTGGGAACCGGAGCGGCGCTGCTCATCCTGTTCTGTAAAGTGATGTGGGTACACGACTTCATGGCATCGGGCGATGATGCCACCATGATGCTGAGGGATGATCTGGTAGATGTGGCCATGAACAAGGGATTGCAGGATGAAGGAAAGGCAAACGATGAATACCTGCACCATCTCGTGATATCATCCATCAGGCGCGCCCTTAACGCCACGGAGCATAACCGCGCCTGCCTTAACAGAAGAAACCGATACGTAAAACGGGCGATGACCGCAATCATTGCCTCGGTAATAGTGAGTGCTATGACTACGGTCATCCTGCTGGCCTTATCTTCTCTTGGGATTCTCCCCGTGGCTTGATGTATCCGGATAACTGTTCGGATCTTCTGGCCAACCATCCTCATTGTAGTTTGGTTTCATAATCATAAAAAAGGGCCCGTGCATCCGGAGAGCAGTCCTTCAGCACGAGCCACACAGCTGTATTTCTTTCCACTTGTTATGTACAAACTCTGCTCAATCTGCACACAACCTTAGTTCAATGTCATCATTACGCCTGCAAAGATAGTGCTTTTCTTTGGAACCATCAAACATTTTGCTGATTATTTTCAGAAAACAGCAAGAAAAAGCCCCCGATGCATCTCGCACCAGGGGCTTCTAAAGCGATCTTTTAATTTTTAATTCCATGAAGTACAATCGGCATGGAAGCCGACCGAACTGTTCTTTAAACGTACTGTAGAACTGGTCTATCTATCAACATACCAGCATCTAAATCTCCTTTGATTCTTTTCGTTTAGAAGGTGTCCCCGGCACGGAATCGTGTCGGGGACGATGTGTGAATAGATAACCCTATGCTAACTGCAAAGAGCTAATGCGTTGTCCAATCTCCTGGACGGCACGATTGAAAATATCTTTCTGCTCGGAATTGAGCGTATAAGCATGACCACGAACCTCTGAGCCATTGAGACGCTGAGAGAGCCATGCAGCGCTTTTACCGAAGTATTTCTGTGCGATGTATCTTAGTGGAAGCAATTTGTAATCTGCCTCTGCAAGCTGCTCACGCAAAGTGGCAACCTCCAGCTTCAGGTTTGCGACTCTATCTACAACCACCTCACTAATATATTTCTTATCCTCCTCCGTAGCATTTGCGCTGAGATAGCGATGAATCTCGTCTCTGCGCTCTTTGCTCTTGACATCCTGCTTGCTAGCCAATGCCATATACTCTGCCATTAATTCTTTAATATGCTCCATATTCTTATATTTATATTGTTTAAAGAACCTCCCCCTTAGGGGAGGACTTTTTAGTTTTTTCTTTGCTTGTAGAGCTTAGAAAGGTCTGCGAGTCTCAAATCAATCTGTCTCTCGTAATCGAAGACCAAGTCTTTCAGTTCGAGAAGGGCCTTGATTTCGTCTTCCTTTCTTTTAATTTCTTGCTCTAACTCTTTTTGTGTCATACGCTTAAAATTAAATTGTTAAACATCTAGTTATCTATTCACGATGCAAAGATACATAAAATTCTTTTAATGACCAAACATAACATAAACTTTCTTTTATGTTTAACTCATTTTTAACGTTTGGATACGGGAAATAAGCGGAAAAAGCGTATCTTTGCAGGAAAGAAATGTTTCACCTATTAATATATATAAGGTATGGAAAAGATAATAAGTAACAAGGTTCGCAAGAACCTGAACGAGCACACAGCCCGCATCATCCTGGAACGCTCAGACAGAATGGCCAGCAGCACACTGGAGCAGCTCCGCAAGTCAACCGACCGCGCCTACACCATGACAGGGTTCCTGCTCACGGTGTTCATCGCCCTCACGGCATTCGTATTCTCCAGCCCGTCTTTATGGCAGCTCTCTACTGCTGTAGTTCTATGGTCAGGCATCTTTATTGCGCTATACATCATGGTAAATCAGGTACTGTGGATACACCCCTTCCGGCATACGGGAAATGAACCCAGGAACATGATACAGGAGGAGAATATCGACAGGCTCCTGAAGAACGGGTATAACCAGGAAGAGATGAATGCCCTATACTCCATCAATACCCTGCTCGATGCCATCAGCCACAACCAGGATATCATCGACCGCAACAAGAGTATTCTTGCCGACCGCTGTGACCATATAGAAAAAGCAATGACGGTGATCAGGTGTACAGTCATCATCGCCACCATCATCACCGCCATCTCGCTTCTAGCCTCTGTTCTGGGGATGTATCACGGTTCCGCCATTTGAGCGGTCGTCTCCACCTCCACGCTGAGGAATCCAGTCGTCATCGTCTGTTGGTTTCATAATCAATAAAAAAGGGCCCGTGCATCCGGAGGGCATTCCTTCAGCACGAGCCACTGTGAGAGTGTGCGTCTTATAACTGTCGCCATGCGCAAGCCATGCCCTGCCTACGAATAGCTATCGTTTATTTCTTCATTCCGCCTGCAAAGATAGCACTTTTCTTTGAAACCATCAAACATTTGGCTGATTATTTTCAGAAAAGGCACGAAAAAGCCCCGATGCTCTCGCACCAGGGCTGAATTGCACATTATTATTTGTTTGAAATCCCGTTCCCATTCCGTACAGAACGGACCCGATAAGAAACGGGTGGAGCGAATTATTAACACACGCCTGTGAAACATTCTAACCATTAGTAAAAAAGAAATCTACACATATTTAACGTATGAGTTGATTATAGCATATCTTTCCCCTAACTAACTCAATCATTCAAAGATTTTAATATTCTATCATCTATTTGGCAAAAATAAGCAATTTGGGATAGGAGAGCCTGGTATGTGGATTCTGGCTCACCACCTCCATGCGCACAGCCTTGGTTCCGTATCTGAAGAAGAGGAACTTCTTCGGCACCCTGTGGATAATCATCTGCAGGGTATCCCTGATCTCTATATGGGCATGGAAGCTGTCGGCCTCCAGGGACCCCCGCAGACTCACCCATGGATCACTCCAGGATATCCTCTGCGGGGGCATATAAAGAAGCATATCAGAACGTTGCGCTGTGGTATCTGTAGAGCCGGAGGTAACGGCGGTATGGATATCGACCGAGGACGAAGAGGAGGTCCTGGCTGCTGCCACCATCCGGCTGTTCTTGATCTTCAGTTCCTTCTTGGTAACGGCAAGGAGAGAATCGGGGTTACGCTTTAGGCTGGACGGCTCCAGCAATATGGCTGAAACTGATGCCGTCGGCTTACCTGACTGCGTCTGCCCGATCTCCACCTCACCGTTATGAAGTAGTAAATCCTGATTTCTGCTGGTGCGCTCACAATACTTCTTGTAGTTATGGCATTCCCGCAGCGACATCACTGCCGCCAGAGGAACAAGCGCCAGCACGACAACCTTAAGAAAACTCGAAAAACTAGTTTCTTGCATCTTCACAACTAACTAAACACTAAACAAAAAATTAAAAAAGACTACTGACTATTAACTAATAAACCTATAACACTATCTTATCTGCATTTTGACTTCACGGTCTTGATGATCGAGGTGATAATATTGAGGTATGTCGGATCTGTGGCATACTTGCACCCCACCCCGTCGCATATCTTTCGGGCAAACTGGTAGGCATCCTTGCGGAATGGCCATGCATCCTTGTAGCCCGACTTCTGGAAGAGCCGTTCATGCTCCTTCAGGCATTCGCCTATCGAGGAGAAATCCTTGAAGGCTCGCTCCACCGTATAGTAGTAGAGGTTCTTGTTCTTCACCTTGCATACGGAGATGACGCGGTCGGGAGCCTTGAACTTCTGGTTGGGAGTCTTGAGATACTCGTGGGTCTTCACCATCACGATAGGACCATCCCACTGGCTTCCCTTGGTGATGCCGAAGAGGTTGGCATTGCCGATTATCTTGGAACCCCATCCCGTCTCAAGCATTGCCTGGGCGGTGACGAATGCAGGATCTATTTCCGTATTTGCCTCCACGGCTGCAGCATATACCTGCCGGGCGAAGGCCATCTGAGTTTTGTTTGGCATACCTTATATATATTAATCATTTAACGAATCAAACTTCTTCCTGGGCATCCTTGTCAGAGAACCTGATAGGCTTGCCGCTGATATATTCTCCGCTGTCGTTGAAATCCTTCATACGCTTCACGAAGTTCTTGGGCAGTATAGGATATATCGCCTGGATGTTCTCTATGATGGAGAATATCTCCCTCACCATCATGAACACGCAGAGATAAGTACCAATCCACTGCATCGGACCCACCACGGTGCCACCGACGGTGGCATGGCTGGCAAAATTACTGAGAATCATCAGGAAGATATATATCACAATCTTGCGGGTGAACCGGGAGAAGAACGATTCGCTCGATGCATCCTTGTGAATGAGATGCTTCCACACACCCAATATGGTATCGATGGCGATTGCCACCGCAATCCACTTGGCAAACTCCCAATCCTGGAACAGATACTTAGTCCCTTCCGTTACTATCGTGAGAGGGAGCGACGTGATTGCTATCATCGGTATATTATGTTTTAATTGTTTCATATCGAAGGTCTTTTTGTTGTAAGACGTTGCAAAGATACGCTTTTTCCTGCAGCCGGCAAAGGACTATCCTTTCATCATCTTCCGGGCTGCGCGGTGGGTATCCAGGATATCCGCTCCGGTGGCTGAGAGCATCAGCGTCCACCCGTAGCTCTGCAGCTCGGCAGAGACAAAAGGAATGATCTCGCAGTTGGCCACGCTGTCGCGGTCCATCCAGTAGAGTTCCTCCCGCTCGGCATCAGCCATGATGCGTGCGTGAATCTTGGAGAGCATCTGGAGGGTGCGGTCGTTGGCTATGATGCGTTCAAGCATATCCGATGTATTGGGCAGCTTCATGGCCACCGTCACCGCTATGCGCTGGGTACACTCGAAGCTTCTGCGGCCGTCGCTCTGCATATCCACCTCGCCGTAATCCACGAAGAGGAAGGAGCCGGTGAGCTTGTCGATGCGCTGCTTCAGCTCATCGAACGACTGGCCATATACGTAGTTCTCTATCTCGGGAACCAGTTCCTTCTCCTGCATGTTGCCAAGCATGCTGAGCACGGTGGCATACTCTTCCATACTGCGACTCTCGCCCTTGGTGGCGATACCCTTGGTTATACCTGCAGAAGCAGGAAACTTGGCAAAATATGTAAATAGATCCAATAACATAAGCTTATAATTTTGTCGCAGGAATGCGTTTTCCTGCCTGGTTATACTATCTTGTTGATGATATCGATGGGCAGCCCCACCTCTGTGGCTATCTTTGCCACGTCCATACCGGATGCCTTCAGGCTCTTCACTCCGTCGATGGTCTTCTTGCGAAGGATACGCAGGTAGGTGAGCACATTCATCTGCTCTACCTGGTGGGCATTGCCCAGACCGTCCTTCGAGAGGTCGTAGAGCGCATCGGTGGCATCGGTAGTGATGCTGCAGCTGCCCGGCTGCACCGCAAACTGGGTGAGCAGCGAGAATTCCGTCTTCGAGAAGAGGAAGTTGTTTACTGCAGTAAAATTCAAGGCTATCGCCATGAGCGTATTGGCGGGCAGCTTCCTGAACTGCTGTGCCAGCTTCTGTGCCTTCTCCGAGGAATATTCACCCTTGCAATAAAGCACGGCTGCCAGCAGCGGCAGACTCGCCTCGCCCATATCGAGAAGCTGGCGCGCCTCGATATACTGCAGGGCTGTGAGCGAGCAGGTGAGCGACTGGAAATCCGTATTGATCTCGTAGCCGTAATACGCCTTCTGGTCGATGAAGAGGATAGGCAGCTGCTGGCGGCAGAAGCAGAGATCGAGCACTATCTTGCCTTCAGCCTCCTTGAAGATGAAGGTAAGCTGGTCGGCTATCGCCATGAAGTTCTCGAGAGCCTTCTCGTCTCTTTTTATCTTTCCCAGATCCCACTTCATCAGGTAGCAGAGGAACAGGCACTTGATGGCGCCTGGTGGATACTGCCCATTCTCCATGAGCGAAAGCAGCTCTACAAGCTTCAGGAACTGCTCAGAAGTGAGTAGTTCCCATGAGTTCGGGATTTCGTATTCCTTCCCGTTGGCTCTTACGGATATCGATTTTTTCATAAACTATGGCATTAAGTACATATTATCATCCGGTCGGTTCTCTGCCGAGAAGGAGAGGAAATCATTGCCTTCCTGAGCATCGAGCAGCATATCCACATTGTGGAGCAGGTCTTCTGCCTCGCCTTCCAGCTGGGTAGCCAGCAGGAGAGCCCGGCTTGCTTCATCGCTGCCCGAACGGGTGGCGGTATTGTCTTCGAAGAGGTTGCGGATGGTGGCGGGGAATTCCAGGATATCGAAGCGCCGGAGCGATTTCGCCACGGTCTTCTTCACCAGGGCACGTTTCAGTATAGGCAGCGCCTTCTGGCCGAACTCGGCAAAGGTCTGGTCTTCCCCACCCTTCTCCAGCCGCTCGAAATAGGCGCCTATGCTCTCGTCGAGCACCTCCTTCTGCAGGGGAACACAGCGGAAGAAGAAGAGATACGAGAGGTCGATAGGGTAAATTTCATCGAATTCATCGGCTGTATCTACCTTCAGCTGGCTGAGCATCCTGTAGTAGCTGGTCTTGCGCCAGTCTTCCATGGCTAGGCGGATTTCGGCGGTTTCATCATCGCTGATCTCCTCGGTAAGCTCCGAAATCAGCGAATCCATCGCATTGAAGTAATTCTCCATATACGAGCGCTTCATACCTTCAAGCTCGTACTTGTAGAGATTCACATCGTTCTTCCTGCGGTTTACGGCATCGAAGATGATCTGCGTGGCAAGCGTAAGGTTTGCCATGGCTGCACGGAGGAAATCCTTCAGGCAGCTATCTTCATCCACGATGGCAACAATGTCGAAGAACGTATTGCTGCCAATAATGGCAACAATACGCTTGCGTGCGGCAACGGCAGAACCCCGAAGGCTGTCGAAGTCGGCACTGGTATCAGCACCTGGCGCACTGTTGCAGAACTGTGCGTAGCTGCAGAAGAGGTCTTGGAGTTGAAATTTCTTGTTCATGACTGCTGGCGGTTTAATCGGTCATCCGGAGAGATATCTTCCTGTCGCTGCGGAACCTCGCGGTAGAAGCCCAGACGGCAGCCCTGCCTGTAGAGTTCCGGGAAGTTCAGGCGCAGCGCCCAGTTGAGCGGTTCTGCACAGACCTCATCCTCGGAGGTGAGCGACATGATGTAGATGAGATAATTATAATAAGTATCGCTTCCACTCTTCGAGATCACTCCATCCTTATCTACTGCAGATATGGCTGAATCGAGACCCACGGAAGAGAGAAGAGCCTGGTCGGTGCGCTTGTCGTAGGAGATGAGCGCATCGATGTACTCCTTGTACTTGAGGTCGATGGTCTCTACCTTCCACGCCTGCTCGTGACCCTGGGCATCCATGAAGGAGATGGAAGAAAAGCCCTTTCCCTGATTGTCGGCGCCGGAGAGATAGGTGCTGAACTTGCGCACCTCATCGCGAACGTAGCGTACCATGCACGACTCCTTGAAGTCTGTACCGATATCGATGCCGTTGTACTTCAGCAGTTCCAGCCCCTTCGCCTTGCGCCGCTTGTTCTCCTCGCAGAGCTTGGTCATCTGGGTGCGCTTGCTCTGGATCCAGGCATTCGGAATGATGACGTGCACCTTTGCGGCAAGCGAGTTTTTCAGAAAACTGTTGATGTAGCGTGCCGTCTTGTTGCTGCCCAGGATGGAAGGTCTGGCTCCCTGATGGGTCTCGTTGGATCCGTAGTATTCGTCCACCGATTTCTCCCGGTGGTGGGAAATCGCAGCGTAATTGTAGTTCTCCACCTCGCTGAAGCTGAACTTCGGGTAAACCGAGTAACTTGATAAGCCATAGGCGAATCGTCCTACCACTACCTGGCGGAAGTCGCTGTAGGAAACCAGCTCGGAAGCTACATCGTGGCGGGTAGTTGCCAGTCGGCAGTAGCGGTTCTCCATGGCTTCCAGTGCTGCCACCGGCTTACCCATGCCTATCATCTTGCCTCGGGTGAAACGCCACTTCACGAAGAAGTCGCCGAAATAATAGAAGTTCTTGATGCAGGTCTTGCAGAACTCCTCTACCGATGGGATGCCTCGGGAACTCCAGGAGTCGAGCCACTCCATCACTTCCGGCTGCTCCTCGTACTTGCGTACCAGCTTGCCGTCCTCGATAGCCTGCTTATATACTGCAAGCCCATGGCCGTAGAGCATCTTGATCTCCTTGGAGTAGAGACGTGGAAGCAGTCGGTTCTCCTTGATCTCCTTGGTTATTTCCTCACACTGCTGGTTGTTGTAGCCGCGCATCAATACCTGATAGCCCTGTATGCCCAGGTAGTGGTGCTGCTGCATCCAGAGCGTACCACCGAACGGAGACTCCAGGAGTGGTGACTGGAAGAGCTGCTCTGCACCCAAGGCAGGATCACCCTCGCCCAGCTGGAAGGTGAAGGTATTGCCATCGGCAAGATAGATGCCGGCATTGCCATACATATCTATTTCGTAATCGTTCATAGCCAATCTATTTTATGTAATTTAAATCCGTCCTGAGGGAACCCCATGTACCTGATGAGAATGCGGTAGCACATCTTGGGATTCCCGTCCTCGTCGGTATAGAGGAAGTAGTTCTCACCATCGATGGCGAAGCGCTCCCTTGGCAACTGAGTGCGGTACTTGCAGTGATGGCGCACCTGAAGCTCGGTGCTTGCCTCGTCTCTCTGCCTGGAATAGGGAAAGAAGACCAGGGTAAACTCCCCATCGGACAGCTTACTGATCTCCCTGGCCCACTGCAGCGCCGTGATACCATCCATGATGATGTTCTTGCTCTTTGTCTTACTCATAACGATGCGAAGTTAGCAAAAAAATATTGCCCTGCAAAAGACCGGCTGCACCCTGCTGCCGTCATATTTCCGAGAATCGTAAGGGCTGCACCTCTATTCCTCTTCCCAGCGGTGCGTGCACAATTCCGTGACGCGTTTTTCTGGGATTTTTCTCTGACGGGGCTGCTTGGGCTGATTATCAGCATCTTGCGTTTTGCACCCCTTCATTTTACCTGAATTATTGATTCCTGCAGTAATTTTATTGCCGCAGAAATGGGATATTATCCACCGTTTATATCTCGAAATTGTCGGGTAAATCGGTAGGATACGTACTTAATTCCGCCTTCACGGCATCAGAATACAGGCCGTAGAGCAGGTAAATCATGGCTGAAGGAAGCTGCGTGGTGAGTCCTGCCTGGTTCTTGAGCTGCTGCTTCTTCTCCGAACTCTTGTCGAGCTCTATCTTGCCCTCCGTCTTCTTCAGAGGAGAGATCATGATGGCGCTGCACAGGTTCTTGCACTCGTTCTCGTCGATGCGCACAATAGGAAGCAGCGGGCTACGCTCCCCGAAGAGCATCTGGCAGAGCTTGAACTGCTGCCAGTGGTAGATGGTAGGTGCATCCTCGTTGTAGAGCACCACCATGAAGCCATACGACTCCAGGGCTGCCTTCAGATTGAGTGAGTCAGTGGTTATCTGTTCCCGTTCCTCCTTGCGCTTGTTGCCGGCGCGGTCCGGGTAGAGATAAATCGTCTTGTTGACGGCTGCTGATCCGAAGAACTGATGCACCTCTGCCACCAGGTCGTTGTAATCCTTGGGCAGGAAGGCAAAGAACTCCTTGATGATGTCGAGCCTTCTGCCATAGTCCTTCTTCTGAGCTACGATGAGCGACTGGAAGTTGCCGGGGTCATAACCCATGTAGAGCGGTTCCTGAGGGTCGTAGTGAAGCAGATACTCGGCAGAGAGGATGAATCTATCCTTCAGGTTCAGGCGAAGGATGGATTCGTACTTGTAACTGTCCTTGAACTGATGCCTTACGTGGTCGTAGTTGATGAAGAACTTGTTGGTTACTTCCTTGTGGCGGATGGCACAGATGGCAGTGAGGAACTCATCGGTATCAAGGGTATCGAGCTGCGTCTTGAAGAACTTAGGGCCGAGAATATCCTTGTTGCAGAAGGAGGATGCACGGATGTAGAAGATGGCGTTGCGTCTCATGTCGGCAAGGCGCGGCTTCCATCGCTCCACGAAGGAATTGAGCCTGACCGTCTCGAGTCGCATCTTCTCCAGGAGTACCGGATCCTTGGAGTCTCGCTCCTGCTGCCTGAGGATGAAGAGCCGGTAGAGACTCCTGTTAAGCTCCAGGGATACGGTGGCGATCTCCTCGATAAGCTTCGGGTTCACCTTCTTCTCGTACTCCTCGAACCAGTCATCCTCTCCGAGGTCAACACGGGCGGTATCACTCACGCCGGTAACACCTTCATAGTAAGCAGAACATCGCACATTGGCTGGACCTCCACGCAAAGATGGGAAGAGTCGGGTCTTCAGCTTCTCGCCGCTGTTGTGCTTCATCTCTTCCACGAAGGCGTGCACGGCATTTCTGCCTGCCACGGATTCCGGCTGGTCGCTTGATACCAGCTGAAGGTGGGCGCCATTGCGGAAGATCACGCTATGCTTGGCATACGCTATCGGGTATCTCGGCTTGCGGAAATGGGAAGGCAGCGTGCTCTCCCCTACCACGTAATCGATGCCATATTCGAGCATGGGGCGCTGCTGCCCGTTCACCACAACCTGGCGGGAGAAGTATGCCTGGATGCTAGGCCAGACGTTGGTCATCAGCGCCACGTAGGTCTTGTGAACCAGGAAAGATAATTCTCCCGGCATATCATTGGCAACACGTATCAGGCGAGGCCCCGTTACACCTTCGGTCTTACCTCCGGCACGGGCAACCTCTGCAAAAAGCATATTGGGGTCGATGATGTTGGCAAGCAGCTGCATGTGGTTCATGTAGTAGTGCTCGAACTCCCCTAGGGTATTATCATTCAATATCAGTTGGCTCATCGCTTAAATCCTCCACAATTTCCGCTTCCTGAATGTCAGCATCACGAAGCAGACGTTTCTTCTCTGAGCTCTCGATAGGCAGACCATCGATGAGCGAAATATAGAAGCCGCGGTTGTGCTTGGCGGCAATCTCCTTGAGACTCTTTTTCTGAAAACCCAACTCCTCAGGAGTGATCTCCGGAGTGATGAGGAACACCACGCCGAGGTCTCTGTCGGCTTCTGCCTGCTCGGACGCACGTCGGCGGCATTCCAGGGCTTGGTCCATGCAGGCCTTCTGCATCTTGTAGTCGCGACTGGCTGAGCAGAGCTTGGCAAGGTCTTCATACTTGTTGGCAAAATCGTTCTCCCAGACCTTGATGCTTACGTTACAATCCACATTGAAGTAGGATATCGCCTGGTTGATGCGGGTCATGCAGGTACGCACATCGAGGGAGATCTTCTGCTGAGCGGCTATGCGCTGCTTGAGCTGGCGGGCTCCACGGGTAATGTTGCGCTCATACTCGTAAATCTCGGCAGCCCACTGCAACTGCTTCAGGAAGGTCTTCACGTCTTCCGGAATGCCTTCACCATCGCCCGTGGTGAGGAAGGTGGTGATAAGATCCGGATGTACGCTTTCAAGTTTTTCTATCTCACTTTTCATACGCCGAACAACTCCTTTCTCAGTTTAAGTTCCTCCCGGTCCTGCATACGCTCGTTCAGAAGCTTGATGGCATCGAGGTCCCCGGCTTCTGCCTGCTCGGCTATCTTGGCGTCTGCCTTGAGCTGAGCCTGCTCAAGCACTCCTCCGTTTTTGACCATCTGAACGCAGGTTTCTGCTATCTTTCGTAATTCCTTCTTATCCATCTGATTGATCACTGTATTGTTCCATCACCATCTTGAACATGCGTTCACGCTCCTGATGGCGCTGGAGGTTCTCACGGTCGCTGGCACGTTTGTCCTTGCGATCGTTCCTTTTAATATAACTCTTGTAGCGCTTGATATTATCGAGCACATTCTTATGCTTATGGAGAAACTCGGCAGGGTCCTTCCTGAAGAGCTCCACGAGCTCATCGAACTCAGACTTGCCTCTCAGAAGCGGGTGCTTATAGAGGAACTTGCCTGTATCGTTGTATGCCTTCAGCTCCTCGAAGGCCTGAAGGTTCCTGATGCGGAGTTCTGCCATGGCAGCCACGTCCCGCTCCTTTGGCTTCTTGTCCAGAACCTCGTCGAGTTTCTTCATCTTGCGCCAGGTGTTGATACGGTCGTTGTAGATGACGGTAGCCATCTGCACGTCCTCATTATAGAGGTTGTCCCAGTCGATGTTAGGATATTCCTCTTCCTTTTGGACTACTTTTTTTTTCCGTCTTCCTCCTGCCCGGCAGCTTCAGCGGTTTCTTCTGGTGGCGCCTTGCCTTCAGGAGTATCAGGAGTTTCTTCCGCGCTTAAAGTTTCACTTGAACCATCCGAGCCTTTCTCGGCTTCATCTGCTGAAGTTTTGCTTGAGCCCCCTGGATCTTTCTCCTCTTCACCAGTTAAAGCTTTACTTGAGCCATCGGGACCTTTCCCGGCTTCACCCGTTAAAGTATTGCCTGAACCCTCCGGACCGTTCTCCACCCCGTCCGTTAAAGTTTCACTCGAAGCATCTTCCATGCCTTTAATGAATTTGCGGTTATCCTCGATTTCGTCTGCATCGCAGATATCCAGGAGTGCATAGAGAATCTCATCAGCGTAACGTTGAGGGTCACGGGCAAAACGGGTAAGCTTAGGATGGCGTGGATTTTCGTCATCCAGGAGCGAGAGGTCTGCCTTGGCATGTTCCTCTCCTCTCAGCTGATTGAACAGCTGCAGTTTTTCTCTTCTGTTATACATACCTTATTATATATTAATAAAGGTGCGCCACCCTTTTGATGGCGACACACCTTTTGAGAATTTAGAAGATAAATTATTTTGGGAAATAGAATTATTTACTTACAGCCTTCTGCTGAGTAGTATCAGCCGAGCGACTAACTGCATCAGTAGCCACACCAAGAGGATCCTCTGCATAGAGACAAGGGAGATCGACAGATGTGCGCTTGAAGGTGAAGGTGGTGTAACGGCCATCCTTGTCGTCCTTGGTCTCGGTGTTGTTGAGAATCATTGGTCGCTCTGGTTCGCCGATGATATACCACTGGGTATCCTTCACGTGCTTATAGAGAATGATGAACTTACCGCCGGCATACTGCTCGATGAAGTTGTAGAGATCCACACGAGTACCGCCCATGATGATCACCAGATTATTCTCGCCGGAAGTTGTGATGTCTCCCTTCTCGGTAGTAGCGGTGAACGTTGGAATGTCGTGGGCATCGAAGAGATAAGCCTTCAGCGTATCTGCAGCTGCGGTTTTAAACGGCATCGCCTTCACCATTCGGTCTTTATCCGGCTGCGGGAACGCTTTGGTCATATCGATGAGAGATGTAGGGACCAGCACAACCTGATAAGCGATAGCAGAACCATGAGTGTCGCGGTCGGTCACGTCATCGATTGCGGTAAGGGCTACGAATGAAGCCATAGAGACACCGGCTCCACCCATACCCATGGATGATGTTGGATTATCAAGCATCTGAAGGAGCGAGACAATGCCAAGCAGCATCATGATCGTCATGAAGAGAAGACGGCCCTTGTTCTGGGCATAACTGTATCCCTTGTTGGGATTGTACGCACGGTGACGTACTGGAATATTGTTTTTCTTCATAATCTTTTCTGAAAATGCAGGCAGGGAGCATCTGCACCCTACCTGCGAGTTAACACTAAATACTAATATATTATGAATCAACGTCCACCAGGAACGTTAGGCTGAACTGCCTTGTTGACGGTTCGCTTGCCACCTACGCAGCGCTCGAGCTCACGGAAATTACCGCCCTTGCCAAGGATGACCATAATATAGTCACCTACCTGGGTAGGAGACCATGCAGCAGTAATATTGGCAAACTTACCGCTCTTAGCAATAGCGAGCTGATGCTTGGTGTCACCCTTGCCAATCTCGATGCAGTAAGCTACGCCAGCCTTTGCGTTCGAGATATCCTCGATAGTGGTTGCTGTCGTAGTTTCGTCGGTAATCTGCCAGAAGCCGTTTGCGCCATTGATTTCAGCGCCGATGACAGTAGCAGGGAGATTGGTAAAAATCTGCTGGAACTCGTAGTCGTTGTCATCCATGGCAGCCTTGCTGTCAAACTTGCGACCGGTGAATGCTGCACCACAGCCTTCCTTCCAGGTGCTCCAGGCACGAACAGACTCCATCTGCTCTTCCATTCTGACTGCAAGCATCTCGCCTGGGAGATATTCAATGAACTGGATATTGCCAGGAACGTCCATAAACATCCAGCATGACTTGCCTTCATACGGCAGCCACTTAATCTGAATGGTAGAGTCCGGAACACGGTTCTTATAACCATCAGGACCCGTGAAGTCGAGATCCTTACCATAGGTCTCACGGCAATTAGCAAGCCACCAGTCGATATGGTTCTCGTTGAGATAGAGGACGTGGTTGTCGATTGTCATACCCTCAGAGAGATGAGTCTTGACATCGGTAATGAACTCCTTAACCGCATCCAGCATGTTGGCTGAAGTGTAGGTATTATAGCTCTTATTGGCAAATGGCTTGATGCTGTAATCGTGAATATAGCGAAGCAGGGTGTACCAGATACCAGTACCTGCATTGAGGAAGCTTGAAGGCTGGCCAGCCTCTGGCTTCACGTAGATACCACGCATACGGCGCTGGTTCTGCTCATCCTGAGCCTTCTTGAGAAGGTTAAGCAGGCAGAATTCAATCATAGACCACTTGATAGGATCAGAGCCCTCCTTGTTGAGGTAGGCGATATACTTACGCTCCAGTTCCTTCATCGGTCCGAACTTCACCTTGATCATGGCGTCATCGACGTAACCCATCTCGTTCTCGAGCTGCATACCACCCTTGTAGATTTCGCCCTCCTGGTATCCCTGAGATACCTCATCGAAGAATGCATTGAAGAGTACATCTCGGTCCTGAACACCATAACGAACAGGGAAGAACTCTGTAAGATTGCGAAGCTCAAGAATGCGTGCAATGAGAGCATCCTGTCGAAGGATAACGAACTGGTCGCCCAATCCGGCGTTATCAACACCGTTGTAGTTGGTAGAGAACTGTCCGGAAGCGAGAGCTTTGGTGTCACGGAGTTCATTACGGCTCTGGTGGTAATTGTAGCGCTGCTGCAGGGCTACCGCATACGCCATTGCTTCCTTGCGGAAAGCTATGCCAGTGGACTCGTCTGGAGTAGAAGAAGCCGCAAGTGCCGGATTGACTGTAATCTGGTTCCAGCGCTTCTTCATATCAAACAGAGAGTGCTCGATGCCGAAGAGATAGTTGCTGTTCGACTCGAAACCGTTGATAGGAATAGAAGGAGCAGTGACATGGGCAGCAGGCTTGTCAGGAGCAGTACCCTGCGCCATCTTCATCACGTTCTCTGCGAGACCAGACACAGCCTTGGTGAGTTGCTCGTAACTTACGTTCTGAGAAGCACCGGTAGGCTGCTGGCTGTTCTCATTCTTTTTGTCATCATCAGAATCCTTGCCCTCATCATCATTGTCGCCATCACCAGCGGCATTGTTGGCCTTGGATACGATAGCGTAGAGAGAGTTGATCTGCTGCTGATGCTCTGCCTCTTCGGCTGCACTGTTCTCGGCTGCAAGGTCATCGACGAGAGTACTCTGGTACTCCTTCTGGTATTCCTCGCAAAGAGCCTTGTACTCCTCTGAAGTCAGGCTCTTGTTCTCGAACTTCTTGACGAAGCCAAGCTTCTCGAGAACTTTGTTAAGTCTTGCTTTGAAATTCATATAAACAAATTAACTAAATATTAAAACAACAATAGAAAACAAACAAAATTCTTATCTAAGTATTAACAGAATCCATACAGGTTCTGGGTTCCCATGTAAGCATCTCCCATCTGGGCAACCTCGGCAATAGCTTCGAGCAAGGTACGCTTGCCATCGATGAGTCCAACTTCCTCGGCAGGATCTGTGTAGAAGCTCTCGCCCTGAAGAACGGGAGCGTCATCGCCGAGTTCAGACAGTTTAGGGCGCATGGCCTTGACTTCTGCCAGGAACTGCTCGTTCATCGGATCGAGCACATTCTTGATGTACTCTTCTGTCTTGCCATCCTTCAGATCCTCGAAGACCTTATTCTTTCTGGTCGAATTGGTTGCCTTGGCGGTAATCTTCTTCAATCCCAGCTTCTCAAAGTAAGGCTCGAAGTTCCAGAAGGAACACATTGTGCCGATGCAGCCTACGAAGTCGTGGCTGGTCGTTGCATAGAGCTTCTGACCATGACAGCCGATATAATAGGCTGCCGATGCGCAATATTCCTCGTAGATGGCGAGAATCGGCTTTTTTGCGTTGCGCAAAGTCTCACTCAGACGGTCCATGTACCAGGCTTCTCCTCCAGGAGAGTTAATATGAAGCAGGTGGGCAGATATCTGAGGATTATTTTCTGCAGCTATGATATCCTGCTCCAGCTGTCTGGAAGAGAAGTACCAGTAGCTATCTGCTGACACGACACCAAATATACGGTGATAGGCGATAGATCCTTCATTCAGTGAAGGAGAATCATATTCATCGGTAAGCTGCACATCCTTGGTCTCTTCACTCTGGGCAGCCTTGGAGGATAGGATCTCCAGAGCTTTATGGGTCTCATACTGATAGAATGTATGAGTCTTGAGATATTCCCGAACCTCGGCTATAGTCATTGCCTGCTCGGCTCTCTTGTGTTCGATGCTAGCCACGTTACGATATAGCGGGAAAGCTGCCACCATCAGCCGACGGTAGGCATCTTCCGTAATCCATAGCGGATGCGTGGAGAGCAGAAGGGTCTGTATTTCGTCCATCTTGATATAAGTTTTCTACAAAGGTACATTATTATAATAGGTATAGAAAAGACCTTACCCAAGCGGGTTGCGTAGCATTTTGCAATTAACTATCAGTTTCGCCTTGTTGAGATGCTTCACGAGCTGCACCCTCGCCGGAAGATCTTCCGTACCTATTTTATATTCCACAGGATCCTGCGAGCCACCTGCATGGCTAACGTCTGAGAGGGAGACAATAGCGTTGCGAGCAACCCTGAGCTCATTAATCGTATCATTATCGGGCAAATCGACCACGAAAGTCTTGCTGCAATCCCAATACACGCCACCGTTATCCTCGGTCATGGCTGGCTCAAAAGTGAAGGGATCTGATATAAATATATCCCACTTTTCGGGACTCCCGACGAGGGAGACACCCACAAGACAAGAAAATTCTACCATAATGCGTATTTTTAGAGTGATTATTGCTAATTTTTGGGTGACAATATTTTATACTCGGTATGTATTAAAAATAATTAAACACCGCGTTTTTTTTGGTATTTTCGCGGAATTTTAGGGCAGAGCCGCTGTCGGTAGCGATAAAAGTTCTTCAGAAGCGCATCCGATGATATCGACTTCAGATGGTACGTTCTGATGAACTCTTCCACGACATCCTGGTTGCGCTTCGGCCTTCCAAGTTCCTCGTTCTCCAACATGATGCGGTGGAACTCGAAGTTGAAAAGCAGACGGATGTGTTCTTCTATCTTCTTGGCTGCCCGCTGCGACAGATAGTTGTAATAGGCAGGATCCTTACCCGGATGGCCATCCATACAGGAGCGGCGGGAAGGAAGATAGATGGTGAGGTTACAGTCTTCTTGGTCAACGCTGTTCGCATCCGGCTTGGCCATGAGATTCCACACCACGTAATACAAATCCGTGGTGTAAGGTATCTTTACTCCGCCCGTTTCGGGCTCAATTTCCAGCTTTTTTTGAATGTACTCTGCCAGATATGGCTCGATTCTGACTGAAGCAATTCGTTTCGTGAGACGTTTTTTTCTTTCCATATTGTTTTTGCTTATTTTTGCGTCCTACCGTCCTACAATCCTACAAATCGCAGGTACGATAATGCAAAGATACTAAAAATCAGCGAGTTAAGCAAATTTTATCAAACATATTTTCGACCTACACACTCATTTTTTCGCATCCTACACGTCCTACAATCCTACAAATAGGGGTATTTTGTAGGAAGAAAATGCAGGAAACGGCAAAATGTAAACAATCCTTATTTCCTACAACGTCCTACAATCCTACACCATATCCTACACATCCTACAAAACCGCAAAAACAACATAACTAACTGATAATAAGATATATAATAGATAATAATAGTTTGAAAAGAAATGCATTTGTAGGATTGTAGGATTGTAGGAAGGTGTTTTTCTAAAAAACATTTTCAAAACATCGCTTTTCCCGGTTATTTTTGTAAAATTAGGGGGTACGGGGGATTTTTCGCATCTGGAAGCCTCGCGTATGTAAGAAAAATGCCCACGCTCACCCTCCCGGGTTTGCGTGGGCAGAAATATGCGAAATCAACTCAAAATAAATGCTTTTTCGCTTGGTTTTCTCGATTATTTTTTGTATCTTTGTATCGTTAAATTGGGGCATTATATACCTATTGTAAGGTATGAAAAGCCGTCCTTCTAGAACGGCTTCCCTCCCATTATTCCGGCATCAGTCTGGTCAAACGGAATGCAGCCAGGCTTGTATTCCTGGGAATTGATATCAGTATTAGCCTCCCTGTTCGCCTCTGGAGCGTTCTGAGGGGTATTCTCGGCAGGGATATCCCCTCGTCTGAAGTCGATGTTGTACATCTCCATAAACTTATCATAGTCGATGATAATAGCACTGGTGGATGTAGAGCGCTCCTTACGAACTCTTACCATCGTCTCCTGGTCATCCTGCTTGGCAACCTCGACGGTCTCCTCCCAGGTGAAGCGGCGTGATGGTACGGTTCCAATATATGATGGATGCGAGCGAAGGTTCTGCTCCAGGGTAGATAGCGTTGTGTTCTCGCTGTTGTATCCACTTCTGTCGTAGATGGAGTACACGCTGCTGAGACGGAGGAACAGAACATGCGTACCAGGCTCGAAAGCGAACGTTTTCTTGTCTCCGTGAGAATCCTTGCCCGTAACGCTCTTAGGCTGCTCGATGAGCATTTCTCTACCAACGAGCACCTGTTTGGTATCGATCATGTTGTTGACTGCGTTGAAGAACATGGCGAGCTTGTCTGTGCTTCGGATCAGAGACAACTGGAACTTGATCTTCTCCTGCACCAGGGCGAAGAACGCCTCGTATGTAAACGGAAGCTTCAGATCCGAATATCGCTCCACCAGTTTTACCATTCCCAGGAATAAGGAAGCTGTCTTCATCAGTCGGTCCATCTCACCGGAATTGATTACGTCACTCTTCAGCTCGCTGTAGGCTTCCTGCTTGAGTGCTCTGAAATGATCCATCACGGCAGGGCGAAGCGACAACACCTTCAGCAACACGTTGGATAGACCTACATTCTTCTCTATATTCTTCAACTCCTCAAACAGCTTCGTCTCTTCCGGTGTTCTGTTCTTAGGCTTCGGAACCTCGCAGATGATGACTCGGCTCATAAGAGCATTATCATCGCGCTGAGGGGTCTCCTGGCCACAGATAACCACAGGCGCAAATACCTTGTCGTTCTCGATATCCCTTCCAGAGGTTCCGCGGCGCTTCTGCTTACCATCTCCATCATATACAATACCCTTCAGCGCCTGAAACTTGGTATCCGAGATATCCTTGTTATTATACTCATCGAGAACAACCGGAACATCACGGAATGTACCCATCATCGTGCTGATGGCCGCGTCCGTACCTGTATTGAGGTTGAAAATCGGGATGGTCGGACTGATGAAGAGAGAACGGATAGATATCGCGATCTGAGTCTTACCTGAAGACATCGGACCCATGAAGAAGGGAGCCGTGAAGAGTCGGTCCAGGCAGTGTATGTTACTTCTGAAGGCACACATCAGGGTAAAAACGACAGCCCATTTGCCGTTGTCATTAATCTTATAGACCTTATCCATCAAGGATGCCCACTTTTCGAAGCTGACCTGCTTGTCAGCAGGAATATCATCGTATGTCAGCTGAGATATCAGCTCGTACTTGTCTGACTGACGCCCGGATCCGGCGTAAATGGTAGAAAACGCAGGAAGATAATAGTTCATGTGATTATGGGTGACAACACCCAGCTCGTTAACCTTCTCGAACACGTATTTCCCGTCCTTGTCTTCGTGGGCAATTCCGTTGGCAAAAGCGAAAAACTGCTCATCTGTCTTCCGGCTCATTCCCTCCGACTGCTGGTTGCCATATACCTGGATCTCTCTGCACTGAACGAAATGACGGCTCATATATTCCTTGATACGCCTCCACTGCCATTCTTCTCCGTCTGTGAAGTTAACTCCTTCATAGTTGATAAGAACGTCCTCGATGGTACTCATCTTCTTCAGAGAGCTTGACAGTACCTCGATATATAATGGCTTGTCGAAGTATCTGCGGTTCACCTTCAGTACTCGCTTATTCTGCTCAAAGTCCTCATTGAAAATATGGAGCAGAGGAACCATATAGAAGTCTGCAACCTGAGAGAATCCACGTCCGTTCTTGTTCTGGAACATATAGCAGACCGGTATTCCCTGCTTGTTAAGACGAGGATAATACTTGCACTCACGAAACATCTGTGCGTACTCTCCTTCCTTGACATAACTGGGAACTTCATCACCGTCAAAGTCATCATCATAGAGATCATCCTTCAGGGCATTCGCCTTCATTACATTTTTGCGCTTGTTGACGAACGGCTTACGAATCTCGTCGAACTGACCCTTGGATAACCCTAATTTACTGCAGTAATGGTTCTTATTGACAGTTATCACGGTTTCCTCCGCATAGCTGGTCAGCTCGATACATCTTGTAATGATCGGAACTTTGTCGCCTAGGAATCCAGACAGCAGCTCTCCATGTATGCGGATATAGAAATCGATAAAGGATTCCACCTTATCCTCGTGCATGACTCTTATCTGAGAGATACCTGCCTTATACATCTCTGCGAGTGTTGCCATATAGGCGCTATCCTCTCCTGTAGTGGTATTGATACTGCATCCCTCTTCGGTGGTGACGAAATAACAGCAGATACGTCTGAGGTTCTCGATATCTGTCGAGGATGGCGTGCCGGCAACATACACGATAGGATTATCTCCGTATGATTCCATGAACGTATCTATCGATGAGGTTACTACAGCAGGCTCGTTGTTTCTCAGATTCTCCTTCAAACTATCAATACCAAAGATACCATGCTGCAGGTTTTCCTTCTTGACACTATCTACATTACGGCGGATATCTCTTACCTTATCCTCCAGGATGGTCATTTTCGTATCGAAGTCTCTGGCCATAGTCTTCATATACTCGAGACGGAGCCCTGCATCCTGGACGCAGGCTATGAGATTGGAGATTGTATTCATTGCTGCAGCAATGACTGCTTCATCCTTGCAGCCACGAGGAACCAGCATTCTTTTCATTGCCTTCGGGAAGGTCTCGATAACTTCAGATAGCTTCTTTTTTGTTTCTTCCTTGCAGAGCTGGCCATAGCTGTCTGGGTCGTACCCTTTTGGCAAGCGGATGCACTTGACACTTGCACCAGCCTTCAGCAGCAGCTCGCAGTTCTTGACAGCAGCCTTCATACCTGCATCATCAGCATCATATATCATGACCACAGACTGGGTGAAGCGCATGATAAGCCTTACCTGGTCGTCTGTAAATGCGGTTCCGGAGCCGCCGATGACATTTTCTATCCCATATTTATGGAGGGTAATGACGTCAAATTGCCCCTCGACAAGATAAGCAAATCCTTCTTTGGCGATTGCTCTTTTAGCCTGGTAGAGTCCGAAAATGTGCTGACCTTTTCTGAAAATAGGCGTCTCCCCGGTATTGACATACTTGCCGGCATTATCATTCGGAGTGACGATTCTTCCGGCAAACGCAACAATTCTTCCTGATACATCGTAGAACGGAAACATGACACGATCACGGAAGAAATCATAGCTTCTCCCATCTTGAGACTTGCCCAATACTCCTACGTCTGTGAGAATCTTGAGATCATATCCGTTCTCCGTAAGGTGCTTCATAGCTACATTGCCAACAGGTGCGTATCCAACACCATATTCCGCAAGCGTCTTGTCCGTATAGTCATAGCCACGACGTTTGAGGAAGCTTTCTGCCTGGGATAGGTTCCCCTGATAGAATTTGGCAGCCGCAGCAATAGCTATGCGGCGAGATTCCAGAAGTTTATATGCAGCGTTCTCTTCAGGAGTTGCCTCCTGCTCTGGGAATTCTACATCTGCAAGCTTGCAGGCCATTCGCAGAGCCTCAGGAAATGTGATCTGATTGTACTTCTTCAGGAAGTCCAGGACATCTCCATGTTCTCCACAGACGAAGCAATGATAAGTCTGCCTCGTCTTGCTCACCATCATGGAAGGATGGCTATCATTGTGGAACGGGCAAATACCCTTGTAATTGATGCCAGCCTTCGTGAGGGTGATATATGAACCGATTACGTCAACAATATCCAATTTACTCTTGACGTTCTCGATGAAGTTTGAGTTGATTTTCATATCTTACATATTTATTAATCGAAAAGATTAAGCTGAAGGGAATCGAATGCCTCCGAGATCGTGATGTTGAAATATTCGGCAACAGCCTTGTATTCCTCCGGTTTGATTGACTTCCGTCCGAAGAACAGGTCCCAATATCTCACCTGGTTAATTCCGGTCTCCCGGAAGAAGAACTTGCTCGGATGAAAGTCTTCGAGATGACGGAAACGATATTCCAGCAGCTTCTTCAGTCGGTTTTCTTTTACTACCTGATGTTTGTCGTCCAATCTATGACGAAGCGCATAGAGACGCACAGCCATGACGGAACGGCCGAGATTGGCAGACAACTCCTCAAGGCTCATCTTACCATAGTTGTCAACCAGGTAAGTCACTTCTTTCTTGTTCCATTTTTTATTGCTCATTTTTGCAGATAGGTTTATTAGCGTATTCAACATATCTTTTCTGCGGCAGGCAGAATCTGCCATTGACGCAGGCTCTGCCATCTACGCATTTCATGCATTCCAGAGGTGGCATCGCTATTTATTTTTGATGTGTTCGTGGTAATAAGCAGAGACTTGGGCCAGAGAACGCATCTGCAGCTTAGCCTTGATATTTTCTCGGTGGCGCTGCACTGTCTTTACAGAGATGCATAGTCTGTCAGCAATCTCTTGTGCTCTGAATCCCTTGGAGATAAGTTCGATGATCTGCAGCTCCCGATCTGTCAGCTTTGAATCCAGCTTCGGCTTGCAGATAGCACCTTCCATTCTGCACTCACCGCGAAGAGGGCATTTAACCTCTTCGAAATGGAAGAATCCGTCTGCATCAATATCTGGAGTGTGAGCGTCATACTCACCAAAGTTGCATCTGCAGAACCTGGAAACAATATTAAACTCGTAAACCTTGCGATTCAATTCGCTTGCAGTATATAGCTCACAGAGAGCTTTGAAGGCCCAAGGATATCTGTTCTTGATGACATCAAGCATCTCCTCTATGATATCTCTGCTCTCCGGCGTAAGCTCTTGCACCGGCTTCCCAATCGGCTTGTACATAACATCGCCTTCTGGGGTATTGTAAAACTCTATCGACTCCATACTATTGACAATCAGGAAAAAGTTCGCTCTCCTGCATACCAAGATATCCAGAGACAAGACCTCTGCATAGAGCGTTCGGCTCGGACTTGCCCTGTATCCATCTATAGACGGAACTATTAGACACTTTGCATAAGCTAGCAATCTCCTCCACGGCCTTGGTCCGCGGATAGGGAAGACTTTTCATGTACTCACTAAAACCCATTTTATTAAATTTTTGTTTGAAATTAGCGTTATGTGCGATATTTTTTGTATATTTGCACCGTGCGAAACATTCGCACGCTGCAAAAGTATAATATTTCGGTGATATAACCAAACATTTCACTGATTATTTTGTATTTTTTCAGCATTTTGAGTGAATTTGTTTGAAATTAGATATAATTATGTGTACAGAAGAAACTACAGTAACAACAGAAACTATCGGTGATCGCATCAATGGCATCATCGAGAGAGAAGGTCACACCATTGCGACTTTTGCTAAGAAGATCGGTGTGCCTTGGACGACAATCAAGAATATCGTATCAGGAAGAAACGCTCCTGGTTACGATATCATGCTGAGAATCATTAATGCCGTCGATTGGGTCGATGCTAATTATCTCCTTCTGGGTGAAGAGCTCTCGAAGGGTAATCAAGCTAATCTGCTGAAGATCGTCGAGCGCCAGAACAAGACTATCGAGAGCCAGCAGCAGACCATCGATAGACTTACGAAAAAGATGCTGGAGCAATAGCATTTTAACGAGTTTTTATGCACCGTTTTGCGCGAAAAAACAGCGCTTTTATCAAACATTTGTTTTACACAACCCACACAAACATTTGATTATCAGCGTTTTGTTTGGCGCGCAACTCGGTGCATTCTCGGTGTTTAATATGTAATTTTCAGAAAAGCTCTAGTTGATCATCAGGCAGTTACACGGGTGTATTGTAAAATAAAAAACCGAAAGTTTTTTTCTTTCTTAAAGAATTTATTGCTATCTTTGCACCCATAAAAGGAATGAGGGCGCTTGACGCATCCCATGACGCATCTGATAATAACAAAAAAGACGCATCTGATAATAACAAAAAATAAGATAATGAATACAATTAAGAAAATTGTACTTACAGGTGGTCCTTGCGCAGGTAAAACCACTGCGCTGGTAAAAATAATCGACCACTTCTCTGGCCTTGGATACAAGGTGTTTACCATACCTGAGGTTCCTACCATGTTCACCCAGGCAGGTATGAACTATCTCACCAAAAACGAGAAGTTCTTCTTCGAGGGGGAAAAGGCTACCTTCCTGACTCAGATCGGACTGGAAGAAAGCTTCACCAAAATGGCGGAAACCATCGACAAGCCGGTCATCATCGTCTGCGACCGTGGCACGATGGATATCTCCACCTATCTGACAGAAGACTTCTGGAACCGCATCATCTCCGAGCAGGGATACACCAACACCCAGCTGCGTGAACGCTACGATGCCGTACTGCATCTGGTTTCTGCCGCAGATGGCGCTGAACAATTCTACACCACAGCCAACAACGCCCAGCGCGTGGAAAAGGCTGACGAAAAGGGATTGCAGATAGCCAGGGAACTGGACAAGAGAATCGTTTCCGCCTGGAAGGGCCATCCACATCTGAGAGTAATCAACAACCACGAGGACTTCAACAACAAGCTGAACCGTGTGCTCAAGGAGATCAGCAATGTGCTGGGAATTCCACAACCTATCGAGGAGGAGAGAAAGTATATCGTGAAACTGACCGGCGAAGTTCCTAATGCCATCGACAGCGATATCGTCCAGACCTATCTTTCGGGAGAACCAGGCAGCGAGATCCGTCTCCGTCGCCGCGGATTCGAAGGTGGCAAGTACGTATATGTTCACACCACCAAGAAGCGCGTAGCCGACAACGAACAGATTGAGACCGAGCGACAGATCAGCGCCAATCTCTACGAGAATATGCTGCAGCAGGCAGACCCTTACCGTGCTACCATCCGCAAGCACCGCAAGAGCTTTATCTGGAAAGGTCAGTACTTCGAGCTGGATTCATTCTCAGAGCCAGTAAAAGACCTGATGATCCTGGAAACCAAAGGCATCGCAAAACGCGAGAGCGTGAAGTTCCCTCCTTTCATCCAGGTACTCGAAGACATCACCGGCAATACACATTATTACAATTACAACATCGCTCTGAAGCGATAATAAAAAAGAAGCTTATGAAATTTATCGGTATTATTCCAGCAAGATACGCTTCAACGCGTTTCCCTGGCAAGCCTCTTGCCATGCTTGGTGGCAAGCCTGTTATTCAGCATGTATATGAAAAGGTGGCTGCTGTTTTAGAAGAAGCATACGTGGCTACTGACGATGAGCGCATTTTCTATGCCGTGGAAGCTTTTGGCGGTAAGGCGGTAATGACCCGTACTGACCACAAGAGCGGAACCGACCGCATAGAGGAGGCTATCGAGAAGATAGGCGGAGACTGGGATGTCATCGTCAACGTACAGGGCGATGAACCTTTCGTGGCAAAAAGCCAGCTGGAAACCATCTGCCATTGCTTCGATGACCCAACCACCCAGATTGCTACCTTGGGCAAGGCTTTCACTACGATGGAGGCTGTAGAGAATCCAAACAGTCCGAAAATCGCAGTCAGCAACCAGGGCTTCGCTCTCTACTTCTCCCGCAGCGTCATCCCATACGTACGTGGCAAGGAGCGCAAGGAATGGCTCCAGCATTTCCCTTACCTCAAGCACCTGGGCATCTACGCTTACCGTAAGGAAGTTCTCAGAGAGGTAACCCAGCTACCACAAAGTTCTCTCGAAATTGCAGAAAGCCTGGAACAGCTGCGCTGGTTGCAGAACGGATACAAGATCAAGGTGGGAACCACAGACGTTGAGACCGTGGGAATCGATACCCCGGAAGATCTCCAGCGCGCCGAGGAGTTCCTGAAAGAAGGACATTAAAAGGGAACTTCAAGGTTAGATTTTCAAGTCAGGTGGAATAAATAGCAGCAAAGAAAGATTCAGAAGATGAAGATTCAGGAATATAGAATATGAACAAGATAGAAACGATAGTCAGAAACTATATCGTGCGCCACGGAATGTGGAAGCACGACGGTTCTTATATTGTTGCCCTCTCGGGAGGAGCCGACAGTGTGGCTCTGCTCCTGATTCTCAAGAACCTGGGGATGCCCATCCATGCAGCCCACTGCAACTTCCACCTGCGTGGCGAAGAAAGCGAGCGCGACGAACAATTCTGCGTAGATCTCTGCGAGCGTGAAGGCATCTGCCTGCATCGCATCCACTTCGATACCCTCACCTATGCCGAAAAGCACAAGGTGAGTATCGAGATGGCTGCCAGGGATCTGCGCTACCGCTACTTCGCTCAACTTGCCCGAGACATCGAAGCCGACGGCATCTGCGTGGCACATCACAGAGATGACAACGTGGAAACGCTACTGCTCAATCTGCTGAGAGGTTCGGGGGTAGATGGACTCGCTGCCATTGCTCCCAAAAACGGAAACATCCTGCGCCCCCTACTCTGCATCAGCCGCCAGGACATCCTGGACTATCTCGCAGAAAAGGGACAAGACTACGTCACCGACTCCACCAACCTGGAGGATGATGCCCTGCGCAACAAGATCCGCCATCACGTGATTCCGCTGTTGGAAACGCTGAATCCTGCTGCCAGGGAGAACATCGCCCAATCGGCCAGATACCTCAGACAGGCTAAGATGATGCTCGATGATGCTGTGGGCGTACCATCGCAGCCCGATGATTCCGGCACATCGCAACCTGATGATTCCAGCACATCGCAACCTGATGATTCCAGCAATACCATAACCATCGGCAAGCAACTCGTGATGCAGGCGGCAAGTCCGGAGTTCATGCTCCATCAGCTCATCGGCAGCTATGGTTTTCATGGTGATACCATCGACGGCATCATAGAAAGTATGAACAGCCAGGACGGAGGCATAGGCAAGATTTGGAAAAGCAACGAATACATGCTTTGCATCGACCGCGAGAATCTGCTCGTTACACCCCTGAAAGAAATGGATAACCTGCAGAAAGAAAGAGCTTTCCGCCTTCCGGAAGAAGGGAATTACAGTCTTGCGGGCAACACGAGAATCAGGATCCGCCGCTACCCTCGCACTGCCGACTTTACGCCAAGCAAGGAAAGCCATCGCATCACCCTGGATGCCAATCAGGTAAGTTTCCCGCTCACCTATCGACTCACCCAGCAAGGCGACAGATTCAAACCTTTCGGCATGAAGGGAACGAAGCTGGTAAGCGACTATCTGACAGACCGCAAGCGAAACTACATGGAGAAAATGAGCCAACATGTACTGACCGACAAGGCAGGCGAAATCATCTGGCTCATCGGAGAAAGAACATCAGACCACTGCAGAATCACCCCCGACACCCAATCCATCCTGGAGATAGAGCTGGAGGAAAAATCAGAAGTCTGATAAAACAATAGATAAAATAACTGAACTTTCGCATGTGGTTCAAGAACGGGCTGAAGGCCCAAAAGCTCCTAGCCCAGGGCAGCGCCCTGGGTATAATGGCAATCAGCAAGGCGCCCTGTAAGGGCAAAAGCTTTGTATATTGCCCAGTATTTTAAAGCTTTTGCCCTTACAGGGCGTGTGGAGCTTACTTGCGAAACTTAAGTAAAATATAAGAACTATAGATATATAGATAAGGGAGAGAAAAGAAATATAGGAGGAATTGAAACAATGACAAACAACAGAAAGAAAGGCATCAGAATAGCTGGTGCCCTATTTATCATTCTACTTTGCGCCCTGGGATATTGGACCTACCGCTGTCTGAATCCCACAAGAGAACAGGTGCAGGCAGCCAAAGCCAGAATAGAAGCCTACAGCTGCTACGAAATAAGAAGAAACGGCAAAACCATGCTGCGATTCGACGAAGATACCACCACACTGGCAGCAACCTTCATGAACCGCTGGGCACTCGTTCCTTCATGCCAGGGACGACTCGCAGCATCCAACAATACCGACATCACCCGAAACCGCTATCAGGGACTCGATGCAGACAGTGTGCTGGTAGAGAAAGTAGATTCACTCGACAGTCTCTACAAGGATTCGAAATGGAAAGAAAGCGAACTGGCATACTATATCCACTCCCACAGCGTAATGGATCTGGGATACAACCGAATCTGCGCCTTCGAAAACCGCGAGAAGGTATTGAGAGATTCTGCCAAGAAGATGCTCGACTCGCTGCATCATATCCAGGGAAAAACGCCTTCTGACAAGTCAAACCAGAAAGACGGCAAACTGGTATTGGTACACCTTATTAAATATAAGGCATTCTACACCGATGAAAACGGCAAGCCCCGAAGCGAAGACTGCAAGCTCATCCAGACAAATGCAGATGAAAGAAAAGACAGACAGTATTGCCACCTCTTTCAGCTGGCATCAGAAACAACCCCTGACGGTATCTACGGCATTGCACCCCGCACAGCCATCGGAATCGTAACCCTGCAGGGAGCCACCCACCGAGACACCATCAACTATGAACAGCGACATGACTCATTGGGTTATTTCTCGGGCAGCTACGACAGCCTCTACCAGGCAGAAGGCTACGGCACCTGGATGGGGCACGACGGTTCCTACTACGAAGGAGAATGGAAGAATGGAGAAAGAAACGGATGGGGATTCAGCATCTCACCCAAGAAGCCACTGAGAGTGGGCGAATGGAAAAAAGACAAATACAAGGGAGAGCGACTGGTATATACCTCACAGCGAATCTACGGCATCGACATCTCGAAACATCAGCACATCAAAGGCAGAAAGCGATATCAGATAAACTGGAAGAAACTGCGCATCACGCATCTGGGAAACATCAGCAGAAAAACCGTGGCAGGCAACGTAAACTACCCGATCCGCTTCATCTACATCAAGAGCACAGAGGGTAAATCAATAGTGAATCCTTACTATAAGAAAGACTATAGTGCAGCTCGCGCACATGGCTATAAAGTAGGCACTTACCACTTCTTCAGTACCAGAACACCAGCTGCAGCTCAGGCGAATCATTTCCTCAGACACAGCTGCATCAGGAGAGGAGATTTCCCGCCGGTTCTCGACCTGGAGCCATCGCATAGCCAGATCAGCAAGATGGGAGGTCCGGGCGTTCTCTTCGCAAGAGTAAGAACCTGGTTAAGACTGGTGGAAAGAGCCACGGGCGTAAAACCTATCCTCTACATCAGTCAGATCTTCGTAAACCGGTATCTGCCTGCAGCACCCGATCTGAAGCACAACTATAAAATATGGATTGCCCGCTATGGCGAATACAAGCCAGACATCCACCTGGTATATTGGCAGCTATGCCCGGATGGCCGTGTGGCAGGCATCCACGGAGCCGTAGATATCAATGTATTCAATGGCTATCAAGACGCATTCACAAAATTCTCTCAAAATGAGGTAGTTAGATAAAATTTCGAAAAATCAAGTATTTTTAGTTAAATTATGTTGTAGGAAAATACAACCTATCACATTTTTTACTAACTTTGTGGAGTTTAGTAACAAAATTTGGGGGTAGGATCATCATGAGACAACTTAAGATACAAAAGAGCATAACCAATCGAAATAGTGAAGCACTAGATAAATATCTGGTAGAGATCGGCAGAGCGCCAATGATTTCTATAGAGGAAGAGATAGAGCTGGCACAGCAGATAAGAAAGGGAGGCAGAGTTGGCGAAAGAGCCAAGAACAAATTGGTAGAAGCCAACTTGCGATTCGTGGTGTCTGTGGCAAAACAGTATCAGCATCAGGGACTCACACTCACCGATCTTATTGACGAAGGCAACATCGGACTCATCAAGGCTGCAGAGCGCTTCGACGAGACCCGCGGATTCAAATTCATCTCCTATGCTGTATGGTGGATTCGCCAAAGCATCCTCCAGGCAATAGCAGAACAGAGCCGCATCGTGAGACTGCCTTTGAACCAGGTGGGTTCGCTCAACAAGGTAAATCAGGAAATCAACCGCTTTGAGCAGGAAAACCAGCGCCGCCCTAGCGTAGAGGAACTGTCTGCCCGCACCGGTGTAGATGAAGATAAAATCTCTCAGAGTATGATGGCTAGCGGTCATCATGTAAGCATCGATGCACCATTCGGCGAAGACGATGACAACTCGATGGCAGATGTGATGTCGAGCGGAGACGACAGCCGTACCGACAAGCACGTGGATCATGAGAGTATGGCTCAGGAGCTGAAACAGGTTCTCAACAAATGTCTGAAGGAAAGAGAGCGCAAGATCGTATGCGCCTGCTTCGGTATCGACGAGACCGAGAAGGGTCTGGAAGAAATAGGAGACAAGATGGGATTGACACGCGAAAGAGTTCGACAGATCAGAGAGAAGAGCATCACCAAGCTCAGAGAATCCGGCAAGATCGGTATCCTGATGAAATATCTGGGATAAAGATAAATTTTCTGGATAAAGATAATGTAACTACTCAGCCCCATAGAAGTTCCCCTAGGGGTGCAGAGTAAATTGAAATAAGATATTATCTTAAAGGTAACAGACAAACAGCAAACCCCCATCCTGCTTTCTCAAGCCGGATGGGGATTTTGCTTTATGTGATAGAGAGATTTATGAATGTCTATCAGGCAGTTTTCCCACTTTTTATTTGGTCGTTTCAGGAAAAAAGCGTAATTTTGCAGTGAAATTAGATGTTGAACTTTAAAACAATAAGAAATATGGCAAGACCTATAAAAGAAACACCGATACTCTATGGTGAAGACGCCAGAGTGTTTGAGGCAAGGATGAAGAATCCTCCTAAAGAGAGCCACGAGAAGATGGAAGAAATCAATCGTGACTATAATTATATCATGAGTTTATTCGTAAATTGATTATGAACGATAATGAAGAAATTTGCGAACCGTTAAAGATTCGACGATTAGATATTAATGACAGAATATCTAATTTTAACTTCTCAAAAGCTATCCAGCAGTAAAAATATGCAGATTAGCAGTTGACAAAAATGCACGAAAGCTGCATCTTGGGACAAAACTCCTGAATTTTATCAAAGGATTTTTTGCCAAAGACAATAAAACGGGTTGTAGATTTATAACTGTTGATGCATACATAGATGCTATACCATTTTATCTAAAGAATAGCTTCTTAGAGCTTACCAAAAATGATGAAGATGCGACACATACAAGATTATTATATTATGATCTTAAAATGATGTCATTGTAGATAATATATAGTTTTTTTACAGAAATCCCCCATCCTACTTTCTCAAGCGGGATGGGGGTTTTGCTTATGTGATAA